TTCAAGCACATCATTCCAACCTGGATTTTTACTGATTAGTTTATTTTTCCACTCCCCAACTTCTCCAGGAGAAGGGCAGGTTGATGGATCAGACCAATCACGAATCCAATCAGGATTGTCTTTTTTCCACTGGTCCCAGACGTGGATGCTCATTTCCACTTCTTTCTGTTCACCAGTTTTTGTATTAATTACAGGATATGCAGGCATAAAATTACGAATTCAAGATAATTTATTTAGACCCACTCAAGGGCTTCTGCCACTGATGGGAACTGTTCTTTAAAAACATCCTTACAAGAAAGAGCAATATCCATATGCTCTTTTTGAGTTCCATTGGCAGAACGAAGATTGATGTAGTGAATCCAAGAACGACAAGAACCAGTCATGTAAATCCTTGTAGGGGTTGCAAGAGGAAGAACAAACCTTGCGCATTCCTTTGCTACTCCATGAGAAAGAAGTTCCTTGTAGAGTCTCATAGAGTGTGCAAAATGCTCTTGAATTTTCCCTTGCAAGGTCAGTTTTTCATACTCTGGAATATCATCAATAGAGTTTTGACGATTCTTTGTATCTTGACTACGCAAATCTGGAACTGGAATATACTCACTCAACAGAGAACTGTCAGCATAGCGTTGTGAAAATTCCTGAAATGTAAAGGACCTATGACGAAGTATCTGTGCTGCAATACCACGAGTTGTTTCAATCTCAAGGGTCATAGTAGCCTGCTCAAACACAGACCAATGATTGTGCTTAATACAATAACGTAGCAAACCTGCATAGTTTTCATTATCTTGATTTGCTGGATTAGAAACCCTCGCAATATATGCCATTGTTTGTTCTGCATCAGGAGTCACACTGATAAGTTTTACAGTCATTTCTTTCCAAATCCTTTATAATTTTTATGTTCAACTCTGTTTATTTCATCTTCAATGACTTGAAGTTGATGCTTCATATAATCCAACTCTGCTGGAGTATAAAATTTAGTTTGGTTCTCTGTTGCCTCTTTAAGCAACCTCAACATTTTTCTAAGCCTCATTCAGAAAATACCTCATCATAATCTCCTTCAAATGGCAAACCCATCACTTCTTCTTCTTCCACAAAGGAATCAACTTCATTTAATTCTTTTTTAAGAGCATCAACTAACAACTCCATATTTTTAACTATGAGTTTAACTCTTTCTTTATCCATTTGATTTAATATTATCTTTCAAATTTTACACAAAAAAAGAGGGAAAGTCAATCCCTCTGTCTCCAATCATTTGGTTTTTCTTCAGTCCACCAATCAACCATATCATCAGTATCTCTAAATCCTTTTTTACCAAAACGATCAAATCCAGTTCCACCAATATCAAGTTGATTCAAAAAATCATCCATGTCACCTTCTTGCATATTGGGATTCTCTGCAGTCCTTCTTGCTTGACGAAGTATTGTTGCTGCTGATCTATTTGATTTTGCTAATTTCTCTACCCATATCATATCTTCCAAACTAACTTCTTCACCTTTTACAATTCTTTCACAAATTGCTTCCAGTCTCAATCTATACTGCGTAGAGAGCATATGTATTACCACATATAGGGTTATTTAGTTAACGTTCAATATAACTTAAAGTATGACTGGTTGCATACAACTGTTGAATAATTATGTCACAACCAATCTTTGGATTACAATCACCACAAGTATAAACATCTACTGCTGCTTTACCATCCTCTGGCCATGTGTGGATACTTATATGACTTTCAGATAGCAAACAAATTACAGTAACTCCTTGTGGATCAAACTTCTTTGAGATGGTTTGCACAACTGTAGCCCCACTTGCTGCAGCAGCATTTTCCAATAAGTCTATAAGACAACGTTCATCATTCAAAAGAACGAACGAACACCCATATAGATTTAACAGATAATGCTTCCCCATCACTTTTTACTTTTCTTTTGTGGTTGATTATAAGATTTTGGATTGACTCTTCCATCAGTCCATTTCATAGAAATTACATTTCTATATTCATCATAGTAATGATCGAATATACTAACTTGAGTTCCTTGAACAATATCGTATTTTTCTATTCCATCATCAGAATATGAAACAATATAAGAATCTAATGGAAGGGATTTATCCTTTGATACAGATTTATCACAATCTCTATGTATAATGTTAACTTTCCCTCCCATAGTTCAGTTCCACACTATATCTGGGAACGCATCTTGAACTACAACTTTAGTAATTTTAAATCTTTTGTGCAGTTGCTTGTCTTTAACAAGGCACATTAACTCTGCTTCAGACTCATGAAGAGCTTCCAGTAATTGAATAAACATGGTCTCTCTTTTTGTCTGGGCAATATCATTAATTCCCTTTACAAAATAATTAAACTTTCTCCATTCATGGATCAGTTTACTATGCTCTGTCCCTATGGGAGCATCATTTGGCGTGTAAGGAACTTCTCCTTCTGGGACTGCTGATTGAACTGCATCATCAAAGTTCCAAATAAGAACAGACCTCAATGCAGGACTATCATAATGTCTCAAAATTTGTATTTTTTCGTCTCTGGTTTTTGCATTAGAGACTCTTTGAATAACTTCAGACATCAATTGGTCTGGTGGTAATTTCATAATTCAACTCCAATTAATCTTCTATATCTTCCTCTTCCCCCATGGAATCTGGATTTTCAAATCTAAATGCTATTATTTCATCTGGTAAAACTTGTCCATTTTCATCAAACATTTCTGGATGATATGTGTATGGTTCTCTCTGTTCAAGATGTTGTTTGACTGTCCAACCAACTAAACCACCAAGTATTAGAGCAAAAATAACAAATAAAACTGAAAATACAAGAGCTAGTGCTAACATAGTGATTCTCCTAAACTACTTTGGTTTTCCTATTCTCAAGGAAAAATTAAAGTAGATGGTTATATCTCTATGAAAAAGAGAAACCATCCTTTCAAAACATATAGTAAATGCTTTTTTAGCTGGTTCCCTCCTTTTTAAAACTAACTCAACACCCCTATTAACGGGAAGAGTATTACCTTTATTTATGGTACTCATCCAAGTAAATTATTTCCCTGAAGATACTTAACTGTATCAGAGCATCCTCCAAGATGTTCACCATTCATGACCACTTGAGGGAAGGTAGAACCCTCACCAAACTCTTTGTAAAATCCTTCTCTGGTAAAATCAGTACCAAGGACATATTCTCTAACTGCAAATCCTTTAGACGTGCTTAGTGCAGAAAGCACTTGAATTACTTTCGTGCAATATGGGCAACCATGTTTGCTGTAAACTGTAAAATTCATAACTCCTAAATTCTTACTGGATGTGGACGTTTTTTATCTGATTTAATAGCACATAACCATGCAGTTGTGATTGCAATATTATCTTGCCACCAATTAGTTTCCAATCTAAATTCTTGAAATCTAATTGAATTATTTTTAATGAACTGTGCCTTTTCTTTTCTGGTATAATACCAGAAACTATTTTGATTCCAATAACTTACATGTGTTGGATCTTGAAAAGCACCTCTACCATCAGTAGAAGGAACCTCAATAAATGCCCAACCACCATCACAAAGAACTCTATAAATCTCACTCATAATTTTGAGTGGGTCTTTTAAGTGAGCAAGAATATGACTTGCATTAATCACTCCAACACTATTATCTGGAAGGGGGATTCCTTCATTCAAATCATGAGTGATGTCTGCATTTTCTATATCAATAGTAACATATCCTGGTCTTGGAAACAACCCCCCACCAAGATCTACTTTCATCAACCCATTAAATTCTACATCACGTTCAGCAAGTTGTTGTCCATATTGATGAAACAACTGAAATGTTTTAACTTGAATATCATCAAGTCGTTGTGTTTGAGTATTATTGTTATTAGGAAGCCACCTGTAATAATAAAGAATTTTAGGAATGAACTTAAACTTGGTGTGAAGATATGATCTAATCACTAACTCATGATCATCACATATATTTAACTCTGGATTATGACCACCTAATTCTTGGTAAGTAGTTTTTCTCCAAGCTCTTACATGATCTGGAGCATACCAAATAATACCAATGCTGTGACTGGTTGGTGGGAACATATCAATCTTGATGAATTCCTCATCTCTAAAATTGACCCATTTATATGTCCATCCATTCTCTGGATTCCAAGGAACTTTATATTCAGGACCTCTCATATCATAAAGAAGATCTTCACTATATGCAAACCCCACCTCTTCATCTTGAAATGCTTGATTCAATTCCTCAAGGCAATCAAAACTCAACAGATCATCATGATCTACCTCTACAAGAATATCTCCTTTACCAAGATTAAATGCCTTGTTCTTAATAAATCCTACATTAGGATTTGTAATTCCAGTGTAAACCTTCACTCTTCCATCAGATCTTAATTCTTCTGGTAAGTGTCCTGGTTTACAGTCCCCATTTAAATATAAGACCCATTCCCAATCAGAATATGTTTGATTCTTGATAGTATCATACAATTCCATTAGGAATGGAATGTTATCTTTCTTATGCTCTGGAGTAATAATACTAAACTTATAATTCATATCAATCAAAAAAGAACATGTGAAATAGTCTTGAATCTTCTAACCCTTTACCAAAATATTGTGATGCTGCATGAATACATTTACCATTAAAAATAACTAACCTATTGAAAACATTTCCAACAGTATCAACTAACTCAAACTTTGTTCCATCATAAAACCCACCATCAAAAGCAGAATCAATTCCAGGATCTGATGCATGTCTTGCTTTAGTTTCTTTATGAGCATACATAGATGTTCCTGCTTGAAATGGAGCATCAGGCGTTAAGTAAACCATTCCAGCCCACTGTTGAAGGTCTGTATGATACACAAGGGGATCTTCAGCATTACATGTCTGAAAGACTCCATTCATACCATACTCATCCCAAATAGTAATTGGTTGTCCAATAATAGTTTCAAATGCTTTTTTAGTTCCAGGAACAAAAAACTTCTGTTCAGTTCTTTTACCTTTGTAATATCTTAAGTCTGCCACAAACTCTTGTTGTAATGCATACTCTCTGACAGCATAAGGGTCAGAATAAAAGTTATCTACTACAAAAATTCTTTTATCTGGGTTTAAGTTTAAATTACTTACTGTTAAAAATTTCATATCAAGTCAGTTCTAATTTTTCTTTTAAAAGTTTGTGCATATCATTTATGTAAGTTCCAGTATTATAATACGCTCCATTATGAATTAAGAACACAAAATTTGGAAATGGATTAACTCTTTCTGGAGCAATCAAAAGAAGACAAATTGCATATGCAGATTCATAATCTTCTATTTTCATATATGTTTCCATTAATCCACACAAATGTTCATTTCTTTGAGGGCAATATGATTCACACTTTTTATATTCCAACAAAGCAGTTTCATGTTCACCACAAAAACTATAAGCATTTCCAATTAAGTATTGAGAATAATAAATCATCTCATTAATTCCACCATCATAAAAATACTTAATGTATTCTTTAAAATAAAAAATACATCTTCTTGCATATTCTTTTTGGTGTTCATATCCAAGAGGAAGGACATTTGATCCATAACAATCACTATAACTTTTTCCTATGTAAAAAAAGTGATAGGAATCTTTCATCAAAGTTCCACCACACACATGTTGTTCTTCCAATTCTAATGCATCAGTGACAAACTTTGTTGGATTTACATAACTATTTCCCTCACTTGTAATAAAGTGCCTAAACTTTCCATCCAAATTAACTCTCTGGAATTCTTCTTCTGTTGGACCACATCCAGGAAGAATAATACACTCATGTCTTTTATCATGCTTAAATCTCCAAGGAAGATTTGCATTCCAAATTCTACTTCTTAACCAAGAAGATCCACCTGTAGTTGCAACAACATTCCATGATTGAACAGAAGTATTATTTAAAACAGACCAATCAAAATCATCATCAACTTCCAACTGTTCATCAGCATCTATTCTAAACAACCAATCACACCCATGGTCTGCTTTAGTGCATTCTTGAACTAAACTATCGCTATTCCATCCTGGATAATGCCATTCTACATTATAGCAGTATCCAGGAATGTTTTTTTCCTTAAAGAAATTTTCAATTAATTCTTGGGTATTATCTGATCCATTACACTGAATGATCCAGTAATCAATATGTTTGTAACAAGAATTAAGAACTCTTTCTATGATGTGAGATTCATTTCCCACCATCATGTTTAAGCATATTTTAGAAGTTTTCATCATTCTTCAATTTCATTATTTGGAGTAAGGATTGGATCAGAGAATCCCATTCTCTTTAGTTTGTTTGCAGTTCTTGCAATCGTCTGGTCAATGGTCAGATACTTGTATGTAGCAGTTCTACCAACAAAGATAGTATTTTTTTCTGCTTGCATGAGTGGTTTATATTGTTCAAACTGTTGTAAATATTTTCCAAAGATCATAGGATAGTATGGATTATTCACACCCTCAACATGTTCAACAGGATACTCTCTTGTAACCACTGTAGTTTCAACATCTTGGTTATACCAGTATGAGTGATCAATTGCCCTATTCCACCCATTCTCCCTATTACATTCATTCAATTGAATGTAACAAGTTTTGGGACAATAAACATGCTCAAACTGAAGAGATCTATATGCTAACTTTCCATACTCATAATCAAAATAATTATCAACCTTTCCAGTAAAAACTAAAAGATCACATTTATCTTTTAACTTTCTCCATTCATCTTTAGGGACATTTAAGTGAACTGGAATATCATCAAAAATATTTTTGAACATATCAACAAATCCATTCTTTGGAAGACCTTGATATTTTTGTTGAGTAAATGCTCCATCTGTTCCTTGCTTTCTTACAGGAAGTCTATTAAGAATTCCCATAGGAAGTTCTTCCATCTTGACTCCCCACATCTTCTCTGAATAATCTCTAAAGACTAATTCTCTAATCTCATTATCAGAAAGACGTCGTCCAATAATTTTATCAGAGTTGTCATTATAAGGAATAGGAATTCTACCTAACTTTGTATTAGCCCAAACATGAACTGAAAAATTATTGAACTGTGCAAACTGATGTAACCAATTCCACACTCTTTCGCTGTCTGTGTGAATAGCATGAGGACCATGTGCATGAATTACACAACCAGTTTTATCATCAACATAATCATAACAGTTTCCAGAAAGATACTCTCTTGTTTCAAATACTTCTACGTCCCAACCATTATCTTTTAAAATTCTTGCAGAAGTTGCCCCTGCAGTTCCAGACCCAATCACATATGCCAAAGACATTTATTAATACCTCGTATTAAAAAAGAACGTTTGAAATAATCTACCACTATGTAAATCTTTACCAAAATAATCCACAGAAGCATGATACAACTTCCCTGGGTATAATATTAATCTATTGTAAATATTTCCTATTCTATCAACAACTTCCCATTTTGTATAGTCTCTTGCATCTTCTCCATGATCCATGCTCCCTATAGAGGATCGTTCTTTTGTTTTCTTGTGCATATACAAAGCAGTTCCACCACTAATAGGAGCATCTGGAGTTAAGTAACAAACACCTGCCCACATATTGTTATAGTCAGAATGAATCCAAGTTCTATCTTCTGCAGTGCAGATTTGAAATGCTCCTGTATATCCATCACCATTTTCATCAAGCAACCAATCAGTTACTCCACCAGCAGCATGTGAAACTAAAGCATTAATAACTTCCTTGACACTATCACTCAAAAATGATTTTGTTCTCATTCCTGGATAGTTGCCACGAACAGAAAATTCTTGTGACAATGCCATATTTCTTACATCATCAGGATTGTCATAAAAATCATCAGCAATTATTAAATTAACTTTCATTCCAATATGCCCCAGTCCTTGAACAATATTTTACATTTGGATCTATGTATTTAAATCCATCCCATCCAGGTTCATTTTCTGCAACTCTTTTACCATGAAAGTAATCTCCAATATGATTTACCATCATGCCACCATCTGAAGTTTTAAGCAACCCTGCACCAATATTATACTTATGTAATAAGTAATTTGCAATCACAGATTCTGATGGGTTAAATCCTGTCTCTTCAAAAATAGGTTCTTTAGCAATCCATGCTGGATATAAAGACATCAACATCCAAAAATATGGAGTTGCCTTTTCATACCTATAATCTTTAAATATTACATCATCTTCTTTAGGTCCAATATCTTCTGTTTCAAACTGATACCAATTATTTCTCTTTAGTTGAACTTGAGATAATGTTTTGTCTTGTTGTAAAATTTCAATCATATCCATTACTTTCAATGGATACATAACTTCTACATCATCTTCATGATGAAAAATATAATCATAATCTCTTTCTTTTACCAAATCAAAAAGTTGTTGCCAAGTTTTTGTGATGCCTAAATTTTCTTCATGAAATATTAATTCATTATACCCATTATTAATTACAAACTCTGCTAATGAATCATTATCCCTACCTAAAGGATAATCATCTATAAAAAGATGATGTACATCCAACCCACTAAAATCAAGTTTTTTATTTGCTTCAAATGTTTTTTTAAGAAACTCTACTCTATTGGTAGAAAAAACTACATGAAGTAATTTCATACTATTACTGGTTTCCCCTCACCTTTTGGAAGTTTTTTAACTGGTTGCATAGGTTGTCTTGGTCTTAAATTCCAAGGGTCGACACCATCTGGGATTGGATCATCCCATTTACTCTCAACTATATTACTTGTTGGAAGTGCTTTTGGAATTTCAACATCCACAACAGGTCCCATCAAAAACTTGTTGCGTGTATAGGTTCTGTTCTGTGGGTCAAAAGAAACCATTGCAAGAGCATCTGTTTCATCACCACAATCTAAAAGTTTTTTTCCAGTTCTCTTATCTATAACTGAAAAATAATCATCGTTATACTTTTTCATTCTTTGAAGGTTTTTGATTATTATAGTTTACTTTAGGTGGTCTGTAAAGTCCAGGCCAAGTATCCCTAATTATTTCTGATAATTTGTATGGAGTTTCTGTAGTAATCATATCGACTAAAAAAGGGGTGTTTCCACCCCCATCTTGAGTAGTTTTATTATCTATCAACCAATTGATGGAGCAGTCAGAGCAACAGAAGTTACTTCAGCAGCAGCAAGGTCAAGAGGGAAGTTATGAGCATTGCGCTCGTGCATGACCTCAAAACCAAGATTAGCACGATTGAGAATGTCTGCCCAAGTGTTGATTACATGACCATTATTATCAAGCAGTGATTGGTTAAAGTTGAAACCATTCAGGTTGAATGCCATGGTGCTAACGCCTAGAGCAGCAAACCAGATGCCCACAACAGGCCATGCAGCAAGGAAGAAGTGCAGTGAACGAGAATTGTTGAAGGATGCATATTGGAAGATCAGACGACCAAAGTATCCATGAGCAGCAACAATGTTGTAGGTTTCTTCTTCTTGACCAAACTTGTAACCATAGTTTTGAGATTCATTTTCAGTAGTTTCACGAACCAGTGAAGAAGTCACCAGTGAACCGTGCATAGCACTGAAGAGTGAACCACCAAACACACCAGCAACTCCAAGCATATGGAAGGGGTGCATCAGGATGTTGTGCTCTGCCTGGAACACAAGCATGTAGTTAAAGGTGCCAGAGATACCCAGAGGCATCGCATCAGAGAAAGAACCTTGACCGAAAGGATACACCAGGAATACAGCAGAAGCAGCAGCAACAGGTGCAGAGTATGCAACACAAATCCAGGGACGCATACCCAGGCGGTAGGAGAGTTCCCACTCACGACCCATGTAGGCATAGATACCAATCAGGAAGTGGAACACAACCAGTTGGAAAGGACCACCATTATAGAGCCACTCATCAAGAGAAGCAGCTTCCCAAATGGGATAAAAGTGCAAGCCAATGGCGTTGCTTGAAGGAACTACAGCACCAGAAATAATGTTGTTTCCATACATGAGAGAACCAGCAACTGGTTCACGAATACCATCAATGTCTACAGGAGGTGCAGCAATAAAAGCAACAATAAAGCAAATTGTTGCAGCAAGCAAGCAAGGAATCATCAGGACTCCAAACCAACCAACATAAAGACGATTGTCTGTTGAAGTTACCCAGTTGCAAAATTGTTCCCAGGTGTTAGTAGATCGTTGTTGAGCAATTGTAGCAGTCATTTGTTTTAAAAGAATAGTAGGACCATCAGGGAAATGGTGGTGATACTATGCTCTCCACACCCTCAGTGGAGATATGAGAGACGTAATTTATACACCCATAGGTCTCGGTTAGCGGGTGTTCAACTGTTAAGAACTTGTTACATTCCTTAACTTGTTGTTGTATTTATCATATCACACCTATCAGAACCAGTCAAGCATCTAAATATAGGAGTAGAATAAGTATTTCTAATGGCAAAATCTGCTAACAAGGGGAAAAAAGGCTCAGGTGGTGCTAATAATAAAAAACAAAATTCTGGAAATGCTACTGCTAAAAAAGCAAAGAATGGTGGTAAGAAAAAATGATTGAGTTTATTGCCTTTATGATTGTTGGGTATACTGAAGTAAGTCCTGGGCAATGCCAATTAGATTATTTTTCGTATAATAATGTCCAGTCAATAATAATTCCATGCCAAGAGAATGGAACACTCCAAAGAGGGAGTGTTGGAATGCTCCAATCCATCAAATACTCAAAGCCATAGATAATCACACTCGTCTCTGGATGGAGACTGGTGATGTGTGGCACGAAGAACAAGCACAAATGTTAAGAAAATATGTAAAAGATTTAAAAGTGTGGATTCATAAACAAGAAGGAAGAGAATAAATAATAGTAGTGTTTATCACATAAAGAAAAATGAAGAAAGTTCTTTTAGTCCTTTCTACATTATTCTTCATTACTCCTGTAAGTGCTGCTGAAATCACATCAAAAATCACTGACTCTGTACAACTTAAGGTTGATGCTGCTGCTTCACAAGCAATTAGAGTTGGGGGACAATACTCTGTTTCAGGAACAAATATTCAATCTTCCACCTTTGGTGGTGTAGGTGGTGCTGGAACTTATGGCATTAATACTTCTGGGCAAGCATTTACATTTTCAGAAACTTTGATTGAAGCTGATACAACTCCTGCATCTGTATCTACTGGAGCAATTGCACCCTATGGAAATATTACCTCTACTGCTGCTGGTTCTGCTGGAAGCCTTGCTGGTTCTTTGTCTGGGACAGGGGTTCCTACAGTAACTGCTGGTGGTGCTGGAACCAGTGCAACTGCACAACGTAGCATTGAACTGAGCGTATTCAAATGAAACATATAACTCCCGTCTTGCTGGTTGCAGCGGGATTTATATCTCCCTGTTATGCAGAGCAAGTAGTTCCTAACTTTACCAGAGGAACAATCACAGCAACCACAGAAACCACAACAAAAATTGTGGAAGCAATTCGTCAGATTGAATATACAACTGGCACATCATACACTGTAACTGGAACAAACATAAACATTCCTGCCACTCCAGCCCCTGGAGCAAATTATACAATTCAAACTCAAGGTGCTCCTTTCCAGTTCAGCGAAACCTATCTTGGACCTGGAGTGGCTAAAGAAACATGGATAGACAGGACAACAGAACAACAATCAACAACAAACTCAATATCTGTCTTTACACAATAGCAGGAATATTAGTATTAGCACTTGCAGGTTCCACAAGAAGTAAAGCACAACAAGCACCATCAAATACAAACATAGCAGGACCTTCTGCATCTGCAACTGGTAATGTAACCAATCAGGCAGTTCAGGTGCTACAAGGTCCTTTTGCTGTGAATACTTATGGGGGTGGGGTTTCTTGTCAAGGTCCAACAATGAGCATTTCTCCATTTGCATTAGGAAATTATAATGGAAGTAATGATCCAGAAACTTATCAATCACATAATGGAAATTTTGGGATGAGTTTAGGATTTAACTTTCCTTTAGATGGTTCACTACAAGAACTTTGTAAAGAAAGAGTTAGAACAGAAATTTCCAGACAAAATGCAGAAGCAGCAAAAGCACGTTTGGATTTTGAACTTGTAAGATTATTAAAGTGTGGAGAAGCAATTAAATCTGGAATAACTTTTCATCCAGATAGCCCCTATTACAAAGTATGTTCTGATGTAGTTGTAAGATACCCACAAGCTTCTAAATAAAAATAAAAAATGTATATTGTAAAAAGAATTGCTTTCATGAATGAAGTTTTGTATTTTGAAGAAGATACAAAATGGACCCCAGATAAATCAAAAGCAAAAAAATTTAACTCTAAATTAGAAGGAATGAACGCTTCTGATAGAGCAGGTCTTTATGATTTAATATTAGAAAAAGTGTGATGTTTAAATTAGTAGAATCTCTAGCCAATAGTCCTGTTTGGTTAGGACTTTGTGGATTTGGTGTTATTGTCCTACCAATCATGGGAATACAATACATTCACAATAAGAAAAATGATACATAACTTTCCTTGGGGAGTTTTTATTATTCTTTGCTGTGGATTAACATTCACTGCTTATATAATTTACTACATATTAAAGTTAGCTAATGAGGAAATGAAGCATGAAACAATTAAGTCTAATTCTGTCAATCACAAGTCTCACAATTAGTGGGGCACTTTGTTATGGTGCTTATATGACTTATCAAAAAGCACAAAAGATTCTGGACAATCCAGAAGAGTTTGTTGGTGCTGTTGTAGAGAAGCAAGTCAACAAAGCATTTGAAAAATTACCTATTCCTAAACTAAATACTGGCAGTATTAAGTTTCCTTTCTAATGTCAAACCAAGACCCATACATATATCGTATTCGCTCAATCCATAAAGTAGTCGATGGGGATACTATTGACGCTGATATTGATTTGGGGTTTGACATTTCTCTCACTAAACGCATTCGCCTTGCTGGGGTTGACACTCCTGAAAGTCGCACAGCAGATGCAAATGAAAAAAAATATGGACTCGAATCAAAAGAATGGTTGAAAAAACGTTGTGAAAACGCAAAAAACATTCTAATCAAGACTGAACTTCCAGACTCTACAGAGAAGTATGGCAGAATCATTGGTCATTTGTTTATCAATGGAGAAACAACTTCACTGAATAACCAGATGATTGTTGAAGGTTATGCCTGGACTTATGATGGTGGAACAAAAGTTAAGAACTTTGCTGAACTGGATGCAAAACGTAAGAAGTAATCACTTTGAGTGAAACTTTTTATATTGCTCTTTCTTCTCTGCTTTCTGTTCTTTTTTAAGTAACTTATTAACTTTCTTTAGA